CATTATCTGCTACAAGCACAACATTATTGAAGTACTTTTCTAATAGTTTCATCTGGCTTGATGAAACGTTAGCCCCCAGTGTAGCAACTGCGGGGAAACCTACTTGGTCTAGTCTGATTGCATCAAAAGATGATTCTACAACATATACAACTTTTGATGATTTTACTCTATGTAAATTAAATAATATTTTACTCTTAGGAAGTCCTGGAGTATTTTTAAATTCTTTACCTTCAATTGTTCTAGCAACAAAGCCAATTGTCATACCGTCTGGGGATTGCATTGGAATAATAACAGAATCCTGTTTATCAGAATATCCAAGATCAAACTTAATAATAGAATCTTTATTAATCCTTCTACCTTCAAAATATGACATTGCTCTAGGAGAATCTAATGCTTGTTTATTTAATCTTTTTATAAGCAATTCATCATACTGAACAAAATCTGGCGCAGCATATAAAGCTTTATTAATTACTGCCTCAATATCTGTTTCAACTTCTTTACTTTTAATATACCTAATAGCCTCAAAATAAGTTCTACCAGTCATATGCATAATTAATTCTGTAAGATTTTTTGTAGTCTGACAACCAAAACAGAAAAATAATCCAGATTCTTTAGATACTTCACCAGCAGGAGTACGATTATTATTATGGTATGGACAAAATATAATATAGTCTGTTCCATATTCTGCTTCTATATCTATACCTGCGCCTGTTAAGACTCTGTGTATTTGCTGTGTTGTATATATATCTTTAAGCATTTTTATCTTCGTAATCCTTGTATCTGTAATATCCCTTATCAAAATCTGCCTGTATTAAAAAGTCTCCCATAAACCCATTACGGTTTTTTCTAAAAGCACATTCAATAATATCACTATTGGAAGCACGACCAAGAGCTAAAACCCAGTCAGCATCGTATGCAATTTGTCTTGACCAAGATGTTTGACCAAGTGTAGGAACTGTACTCATATTTGTAACATCATCAGGAGTAGCAGATGAAATTGCAATAATTGGTACTTCTTCGCTAATAGACATTAACTTTAATTCACGAGAAAGATTTTTCATACGTACAGTCTCATTATCTGACTTTTGATTTGGAGACATAAGTTGTAAATAATCTACAATAATAAAGTCTGGACGATATTGATCAATCTTGCCACGAATAACAGATGGTGTAATTTCTCCACCATTATCATTAGAAATAATATGGAATGGTGGCTTACCTGCAATCTTACTTTCATGCCACTTCTTCATCATATCCATTTCAATATCACCATTAGATATTTTACGGTGTGACCATAAACCTTCACCCATAATTGCAAATACACGATTACGAACTTCTGTCTCAGACATTTCTAAGCTAATAATCATTGGGGTCTTGCCCTGCTTCCATGCTTGTACAGCAAAGTAAAGAGCTAACCAGGACTTGCCAATACCTGGATATGCCAGGAAAATCCCCAGTTGGCCTGGCATAATTCCTGAAGGAAGGTAGTTGTCAAATCCTGGTAGTCCTGTTCGGATACCGATCTTTCCTAATTCTTGTTGCTTTTTTACATTTTCAAAATATGCAATAGCAGAATCTATATCTGTAGCATCAATATCTCGAATTGTAGATGTGTTCTTTTTTAATTCTGAAGTTTTAGTAATTAACTTTTCAAGTGCTTGAACTCCTTGACCACCTTGAATATCAGTAGCAGCATTTTTAATAATATCTTTGAGACTATCATTTAAATATTCTGCCTGTAATTCTTCAAGATGATGCTTTGTTGCTCCAACACCAGAAACAGGAGAAAAGTCTCTAAATTTTTCAATCACTAAAGATGTTGGTGGAACTGTTCCGTTTGTTTCGGAATATCTTTTAATAAAATTCCAAACATCATTATGTGTTCGTAATATACTATCTATATTGGCTTGCAGTAAAACATGCACTTGCTTATCTTCTAATACTGCTGATATAAGTTTTGCCTCTGTATTATTCACTTAACCACTTCCTAGCCAATTGACGACGTTCTTTTCTTTCTTTAATATCTTTTTCTAATTCCATTTTACCATTTAGAATATTCTGTGCATTATATGCAAAAAAACTCCAATTAGGAGATTGTGCTATTTCAAAATAATAATCTAATAAGTCATAGCAATCTCTAAGTCCATATGACTCTACAAGGGCATCTGCAGCCCATTGTTCAACATTAATATTCAGATTAGCCTTTTGCTCATATCTCTGCAAATGAAGCTTATTGTAGCGACTGAGCAAAGCCATTCGGTCTTTGCGATCAGCCATATTATTCTTCTACTACTGCTTCTCGTGCTTCTGTTACTTTTTCTACTACCTTAGATTCTACAAAATCATAAACACGATTCATGGCATCATTTGTATTTTCGCCATCACGAACATGATCTACCACTCCTAGGTCTACCCTCAATGACTGAAAGTTACCTAAATTAAGTGTATATCCAAGTGTTACAGATACTTTTGTTTCTTTATTTTCCACCACTGCCTCCTTCAAAGGCTAATTAATGCTCTCTTCCCAAACAGGTATAAACCTGCCGTCTTCTGTTTTTGTATAAACCAGTATACCATCACCCATTTTTCTTGTCAACTCTTGACTTGTAGGTGTCATATTATTTGTAACTAATCCATCTTTTCTTGGTTGTCCAATATGTATGCTTGCAAGTATATCACGTATCTCTCTTACTTGCGATTCAGAATAGTAAGCTCTTATTTGCCAATTTCTACCGCCACCTGGTTGTGCACCAATTGGTGGTGGAATTACACCTCTTTTAATTAATCTTGGAAAATATTTTCTATGTCTATTGACAAGACGTGCTGTATCTGCTACAGTATATGCTCGCTCACGATGTTTTTTAAAATCAGAACGTAAGCATGTTTCTAATCTGTCTTTAGTAATATTATAAACAGTTACAAGTCCAGTAGATCTTGAGCTATGATGTAAACGAACTAAATCACCGTTTAAAAACCAAATTGTTTTATTTCCAGGAATTACAGGTTCGTTATTGTATTCTTGGCTCTCAATTTTTCCTTTACGAGAAGCCATCGTCCGTCTCCTGATTCTGCTGGCGGATGAAAAAATTTTCTAGTTCCACACATAATACAAAATGTTTCTAGATGATCAGCAGAGCTATACTGACGATCTATAAAAATTCTACCACTACATTTTTTACAATGCATCCGTTAATGTATTTTCTATTCCAACTTTTTCAGCTACTTCTTGAGCATACTGTTTAGCAGCTTCATCTTTTTCTTGTTTATCATTAACAAGTTTTGTTATCTCTGCTCTAAGAATAGCAATCTGTGTCTCATATGTTGAGACCAATTCACCAATTCTTTGCTGTAATGCAGTAACTACTAGTTCTGCCTTATCCATTAATTTACCCCTTTATTTTATTATACTAAAGATTCTTTTTCAGCATTAAGTGCAGCAATTTTTTTATCAATTTCTGCAATCTGACTATTTAAAGATTCAATGGTTTCTTGATTTGGAGAATCAATAGCGTTTTCTTCAATAACCGAAAGTTGTAAATTATATTTGCTATATTCTACACTTCTTTGATGTTGATCAATTATTGATATTTTATCTTCATTTGTTAGTAGACTCATTATTTCCTCCTTTTAAATTATACCACTAATAAATATATTTGCTCTTATGTTTGAGCTTTTTATATATTTTTCTATATTTTATTTTTAAATATATTTTTTTAAAAAAAATCATTGTTTTTTGCCTTTGTAAAAAATAAATTAGATATAAAATGTGTCCAAGCGGTTCCAGGATGAGAATTATCTTTTGCTACACCCCAATATGGAAGATTATTTTTATTTTTATAATAATCAGTTTTATCTTCTTTATTATGTATTGGTTTAAAATATTCTCCATCTACTTTTTCTTCCACTATAAAATTATTAAAATTATATTTTTTAAATAACTCATAGTCTCCAGCACCCCATGTTGACCAAAGTAATTTTATTCCAGAATTGTTACAATAGTCTTCTAGTAAATATATAAGATGAAAATTATCATAAATATTTGTTTCTCTTTTATACTCTAGGGTATATCTTTTTTGAGCATGTTTGTTATTTTCAGAAAGCCAATGAGTATTTGGGAAAGCTTTTATATATTCATTATTATTATCATCAAAAATAGTTTTTCTATCTAGATCTGGAAATAAAAGAAATAGGTATGTAGGTTTGCCATATTTTCTAATAAATCCCATTGTGTTTTTTATAATTAAATCTATTGACGATCCCATATAGGCTGTATTATAATATTCAAGATTTGTATTAATTTTTTTATTAATTTTATTAGTCAAAAGTTTTGTCCATGTATATTCTTCTGGTATACCTTCGCCAAAAGTCCACGAGCATCCGCCAAACAGAATTGAGGGATTATTTTTATCAATTATTTTAAAGTGATTTGATCTAAATCCATTACGATTAATTTTATAAAATACTGGATAATTAGGATCTTCTGCAGCTTTTCCAGAATAAATGAAATTAGATATCCAATATCCATCTTTATCTAAATAAATTTCACTATTCTCATCTTTAATTTCTTGCTTATAGTTAGTTCTGAAATCTAAATGACAAATACTATCTTTTTTTAATATTTCATACATTTATATTTGACTCCTCTAACAATATACCCTTTTCAAAATCTAATCCAACATATGTGCCATATTCTTTTAATGTTCTTTGTGATCCTAGAGAAATATTATTTATTTTATTTTCAGTAAAAATTGTTTTTATTGTATATTTTGAAAATTCTTCTAGTTTGTTACACTCATCTGGAAAAGTAATCCAACAAACTACTCTATCTGAATCTACTCCATAAAGATGAAATACTACGGGAATATTTGGATACATTAAATTATAGCCATTTGTATAAAATGATGCAGCTCTTAATATTTCTTCTCCAAAATAAAAAATTGCTGGATGTTGCACAACTTTGTGTATTTCACCTTTACCAAAAATAAAACCAGCAGATACTGATTCAGAACAGTATGATGAGTCAAAAGGAGATCCTTCTTGATTTATTAATCTACTATTTTCAAATAAATATGATTCTTCTTGATTTCTTTTAAATCTAATTCCAGTTGTATCAGCAGACAAGTCTAAAACTTCTGATCCGTCTTTTTTATATAAATATGATGGTGGATATCCAGTTAATATACATCTATTTCCAATTGATAAATTTTTTTCTAAATTTTCAATTATTATTGAATCCCAATTTTCTCTAAATCTACTATGTGAATCAATCTGTAAATAATAATCTTGATTGTCATATAGTTTGTTAGCCAAATACCTTCCCATTCCAACACCAAGATTTTCTGGAGCTTTTGAATATTGAATTTTTATATTACTATTATTAAAAATTGTTTTATTATTTATATAACATTCATGTATACCAAAATATATGTCATTTTCTCCAGAACTTTTATCTAAACAGTCTTGTACCGTTTTTAATAATTCTTTATCATCGTATGATGCAATTTGAACAAATATTGATGACATTACCACTTACCAAGAGGACATCTTGCATTTTCTAATGTAGTTTTTACTGCCATAAAGCATCCACATTTTTTACATTGATTTGTTAATTTTATTAGCTCTGGGCATTGTTTACAAATTTCAAATCTTCTATTAGATTCTTCTGTAGTTGCTGGCTTTGTTGTTGGATTTAACCAGTCTAAAGGTGTTACACCGTTTTTTTCTTTATATTGTTGCCATCTGCTTTTCATTATTTTTCCTTCCCTGGTACCCACATTGGTAAGTCTGTAACATCTTGATTTAAAATAATAAATTTTTCTCCATCAAACTGTGCATATGGTGAAACAACATATCTACCATATGGATAATCATATAAATTAAAAATTTGTGGATTACTCAATAATACACTACCAAAATATTCAGAACACAAAAAATCACTAAGAATTTCATTATTTTTTATAAATCTAATAACAATACCATCATGATCTGGGTATTCTTCAGAAACATCTAATATTTGATCATTTTCTAAAAATGAAGGAAGAAATTCTTCTGGTACCGATTCATCATATAGGCATTCTCCATCTATTACCCATACAAGTGGTTGATTTGTATTTATATTGACTGGCATATTTCTTAATTCAATGTCTGTAAATATTTTTTTCATATTATCATTCTATCATAAAAAGGCCTATACTGCAGAACATCTATTTGAGCCAGTACATGCAAGACCGCTTGCAAGTGGGCATCCACATCCAGTTGATGTACAAACTCCACCATTTCTATCAATTGTTGTACAATTTCTAAGCTGTTGTGCTGCAGTAGTTGTGGTTGTTGTGGTAGTAGTTGTAGTAGTTGTTGTAGTAGTAGTGGTAGTAGTTGTACTAATAAGAGTCCAAATTGCATAAAATGTTAATGTTCCAGATATTGTATACGTTGTTCCTGGAGTAGCAAAAACTGGATCACCTCCAGATAATGGATTTCTCCAAGTACTAAACGTATATCCAGATCTTGTTGCAGATGGTACTGTAAAAGTACTACCATATGTACCTGTATAACTATATGATGAAAGACCACTACCAGGTCCAGAAGAGAGAAGCCCTCCATTAGCATTAAATGTTACAGTATAAGTTGTTCCAGTCCATCTTGCATATAATGTAATATTTGATGTTGGATAATATAAACTTCCAGCATTGCCAGCAAATGTACCTCCAGTAGTTGCTGTATACCATCCATCAAACGTATATCCAGTTCTTGCATTTGGTGTAGGTAAAGTAACTGATCCTGGATATATTGCAGAATCAGAAGATACTGTTCCAGATCCACCATTATAATTATAAGTAACAGTGTATGTGTTAGGATTCCAAATTGCCCAATATGTTCTGGCACTTTCTAAACCAAGAGATCCAAATGTATAATTTGTGCCAGCTGATAAGAAATAAGGATCACCACCAGATTGTGGATATCTCCAATAATAAAGTGAATAATGAGTTCTTGTAGCTGATGGAGCAGTAAATGTACTTCCACTAAAACCAGAATATGTGTATGAGGTTAGACCATTTCCAGGTCCAGAAGATATTGTTCCTCCGTTAGCATTGAGTGTAATATCTATAGCGCCAGCAACAGTTATTGTTGTATTTGTAATTACATTTCCTGGTTGAGCTGTTACAGTTAAAGTGTATGTTCCAACAGTTGTATAGGTATGTGCTACTGATGCATTTACCGTGGATGTATTGGCTGCAATACTTCCAGAAGTATAATTAGGAGTTCCATCTCCCCAATTTATAGTATAACTTGTTGGATAATGACTTATATTAAAAGCAAAATTATTAGAAGCATTTTGATTAACTGATGTTGGAGTAACTGCTCCAAGAGCAACTGCTTGATCTAAGGTATAACCAGAAGAAATACCAATACCATAATTACCGTCTGTATTAGTTGCTTTTACTCTAACAAAAACATAATCTCCAACATCTGTTAGTGAATATGTTCTTGTGTTTGCACCATAACCACTATTTGTTAATGACCCAGTAATACTATCTTCAAGATACCAGTCATATAGATACGTAGTACTTCCAGAAACATAATTCCACGATCCAGTTGTTGCAGTTAATGTTGTGCTAACTGGCAAATATCCTCTATTGTTTAAAGGACCTATTGTTGGTGCAACAGTATTTACTGGAGCTGGAGCAGTTGTTGTAAAAAGATTAAAATCTGTAGTTCTTGTAGTTGGAGACGCATCGTTATACCAACTATCAAATGCAGTTACTACTAATTTTGCATAATATGATGTTTGTGGAGATAAATTTACATTATCAGATACGCCTGTTATATTAGTTCCAGGTGTTACATTTATTGTTTTTACAACTGTATTATCAGATACTTTTCTTATTGTTAGTACTTGACTATAAATATATGTTGATGCATCTGGTACACCAGTTATTGACCATGAAAAAGTAGCTCCTCTATCTGTAATTGAAGATATTGAAAATCCACTTAATCCAAAACCCATTCTTAATAATATAGCTGGAGTTTCCAATGGAGTAGTTCCATCTGCATTTGTTGCATCAACTCTACCTTTAATATAATATGATGGATATAATGCATCAAAAGCTGTTATTGTATAAGAGATATATGTAGAATCTGTTGTATTAGCAGCAGTTGGACTTGAAGAAGAATTATATGTGGTATCTACAGAAGTTGAATATCCAGAACCAGGATTATTTGATGTTTGTATTCTTAATCTATAAGATGTAGGACTTTGTGTCCAGGCACCTCTTGTTAATCGAACAACATCACCACTATAAAAACTAGTTTCTGAATTCACTGTTCCATATGTCGACGATGCAACATATAGTTTAGAATATGGTATTTTAGGTTGTGGAACATCGGCGCCAGTAAAAACTAAATTCCATACATTTCCATCGGAATATCCTTCGGCTTTATATCTATAGATTTTTTTAATCTTTTGCCAAGTAGAACCATTCCATCTATATATGTTGCTTATAGCATTCCAAACATTACCGTCAGAATATCCGTCAGATTTATATCTAAATATAGGCATTATTACACCAATGTCATATAAAGGTCTCCAGTACTAAAATACCCTGGATTAGAAGCCGTATATCTTGGCTGACCATTATAATACCCCTGAGTTCCACCGAAAGTGTTATTAAATGCATATCTTGATATAATAGAATTTGTTGGAGTATTATTTCCACCATACCAAATTGCTCTACCTGTAACTATTTTACCATCTGGAATTCCACCAAGTGCTGCTGGATTAATAATACGAACAACTGTTGGATCACCAGCAGTTCCGTCATCTCCACCAGTTGCATCTGATAAAACAAGATTGGCTCCACTAATAGTAACGCTAGATGATGTTCCACTTATCTGCCCACCACCAAAACTAAATAAGCCAGTCTTATACCAATAGTTGCCAGAAGCTACATAAATACCATCATTATTAGATCCATCTACGTTATCTCCAAATTTCATAGATCCACTTGATACCGCAAGTGTTCCAGTTAAACTTGCTGCCTTTGCATTTAAAATACCACTTCTTGTAATATAGAAATTTGGAATTTGTCCAGATACTCCAGCTTCAAAAATATTTGTTGTTCCACTTCCAGATCCAGTTAAATCTGTACCAAATCTAACAGAATAATTAGTTGAAACATCAATAACACCAGTTATTGCTATTCTCTTATTTGTTGAGTCTAACGAGAATTGTTGTGATCTATCTGTAATAGTACTATCTGAAACGAACCAACCACCAATTAATGCCCCCTTTGTAAAAAAGTTTATATAGCCAGGAAGCGTTCCTACTGCGTTTGATTTTGGAGTTAATCCAGATGATATTGGTGATGTTAAAATTTCTGTTAGTGCAGCACCACTAGAATTTAATGCTGCAAGACCATTTGTATTTATTACTACAGATGAAGTTGAACCATTTCCAGCATAAAATGAACCAGTTGATTTTACTTGGAAATTACCAGAAATTTCACCAGACGTTGCTTGTATCTCTCCATTAATTATTGCACCTGCTGCTTTTAAATTTCCAGAACTATCTACGTGAAATCCACTAGGCCAAGAAGGTCCAACATCTAATGTTCCTCCAGAAATTTGTGCAGAACTTGCATATAATTTACCAGTTCTGTCTACTGCAAATTGAGAAGAATCTCCTCCAGCAGATGTGCTTCCAGACCAAAACTTATAAAATCCTGTAGAAGATAATCCAGCATACTTTGTGCTTGTTGCATCTAGCTTTTCTATTTTTGATGCAGAGATAACCCAATCTGCTATATTTCCATTATTAGCAGTAATTGCTCCATTTGTTGTGTCAAGAGATACTTGATTAGTACCTTTTCTAATTAATAAACCATTTTTATTAAATATAAAGCCATCACCTGTTAAGTTTCCTGGTGAAGTTGTAACATCTCCACTATATATTGATGCTCCTGAAGTTGTTAATGCAACATTTCCAGAAAATGATCCGCCTCTTGCAGTAATATCTCCATCTATTGTAAATTTTGTACCATTCCATAATATATAATTATTGCTTGAACCACCAACTTTTAGCCTTGCACTATCAGATGAATTTAAAAACCAATAGTTGCTATCATCAAAAAATAAACCACGCTTTGTTCCACTAATTCCAGTAGTGTTACTTGGATCTACTCCAACTCCAAGCTGAAAGTTTCCAGCAGTTATATAATCTGTTATAGCTGGTGTTCCAGATATAGTTACGTCAGAAAATGAAGAATAGTTAGTTGATATATTATTATATTGATCATATGTAGCAATTGATATTTTATATGTAGCACCAACTGCAAGACCAGTTAATTTGTAAGATATTGTTCCAGTTGGTGGACTTGCTTGATTTATTGGATAGTCTACATAAGAATAAACTGGACTAGATGTATCTGTTGTAAATCTTATTCTATATCCTCTTAAACTAGACTCTGTTACTGATGTCCAAGAAAGATTTATATAACCATTAAAGCCAAGAGTTCCGCTTGTATCAATTCCAGAAGATGTTGACATTCCAACTTGAGAAACATTCCCTGGTCCAGTTGTATCTATTGTTACTGGTGAGAGTGGTACAACAACCTGTTCAGCAGAATAGTTAGATGAGTTTTCAAAATCATCATAATATCTTACAATTAAATATGTATTTTCATATATTGTTGATGAAATATTTGCTGGACTTGTTCCAGAATAAACTAAACCATACCCAGTTACTGAGCCTGAGACTTGGCTTGTAAAATTATTATTAACAGTTATTTGATTTCCAGATACTGATGTTATATATGTATTTTCTGGTATACCTGTTCCTATTACAATATATCCTGTTGGTATTGTTGTTACTATACCTCCATCATTGTCTAAAACTGATGAAAGAGTAAGCGTATTAGTACCAGATGCTCCGCCAGATGAGTATGATCCAGTAAACGAATCAATTGGTGTTACTCCAGACCAACTTGTATATTTTTGATATATTTCAGCATAAACAGCACCAGATGGTAGTGTGTATGAAGCATTGTATCCATTAACAACTGCAGTAGTTGTAAAATTAGGAGTAATTCCAACAAGTGGATTTGATCTTTGTGCAACAGAAAAAGAAACTCCGCTTGATTTATTATCTGCTGCATCTATACTTTTAAATACACCACTATATGATGAGTAATGAGAACCAAATTGTGCAAACAAATCTGCTTTAGTTATTGTAAAGGTTTGATTTAAGGATGTTCCAGATGGGAATGCATAAAAATATCCAACAGATGAATTAGGTGCTGTCAGTCCTACCTGGAACCTTGATCCAGCATCTGCTGCTGGAAGCGTATAGTTAATTACAATATTGTCTCCAACCCATGAAGCAGATACAGAATCTACTTCTGCTGGAGGTATTAAGTCTGCTGATACTGGGTTAGTTGGAGTTACTTTAACAGCATTTGAATAACTTCCATATAAGCCAGATTTACTTGTATATCTTGCTTTAACCCATCTAGCTTCAGTAGTTGGTGTAATAATATTTGCTGGTTTAATATCACTTAGATATACTTGTTGATATCCAGTTGATGGAGCAGTTCCAGCATCTGAAACAATTTCTTCTACAGAAATAAACTGATATGGCTTTGAACAAATATCTACTAGTTCAACGCTATAACCCATTGGAATGCTTGTTGCTGTGATTTGTGGTGTACATAAATCTGGAACATATGTTGGTATTGTTGTTAATGTTGCATAGTCTCCATGATTACCAAAACCATCATATGCTGCTATTTTTAATTCGGTAAAAGATGTTTGAAATATACCAAACTGTTTTACGTTTTCACTATATGTGAACTCTACTCTTTGTGAGATTGAGTCTTTATTTAATGTCTTACTTTCAATTAAAGGAGTTGTTTCTCCATTTCCAGTTAATGTGTAACCAAAACTAATTACATATTTATTAATGTCATCTGCAAAATCAAAATCAAAAGTAATTACAAGGCCTGGTCCACCAGATAGTTCTTCCCATGCTGCTGCAAGATTTGTAATTGTTGCTGGTTTTGTTGGATCATCAGTATTTTTTGGATTTAATCCACCACCCTTAAATCCATTGCCACCTTGTTTTAAGTGTGTATACAATGATGATTGACTTAAACCATTTTCTCCAACAAGTACAATTTCTGCACCAATTCTAGATGCAGTTATTCCATACTTATACCCACGTACTCTAGGATCTTCAGGGTCCAAAAATATAGTTTGCCGTTTACCGACTGAAAATGGCGAATTATATTTTGATACCATTTTTTACCTATCGTGGCCCAACTGCAACCCAGTTTACCTTAATGTTATTATCAATTGTTAATTTACCACCATAGAAACCAGTTCTAATTGCTCTGATTGTAAAGCCAGTAGTTGATACTCCATGTAACGATAAAATAAAGTCTGCTTGAGCATGTTCTGATCCAGTTGAATTATCTAATGTCAAAACAATAAAAGGTTTTTGAGCAAATACAACTCCAGACTCAAATGTTACATATTGTTTATAATATGTTTTTCCTCCAGGCGTTGTATCATCGTCTGTAGATGTAATTGTAGTTTTTCCAAACGCAACAGAATGACTTGCTGGATCTAGTTGTCCTTCTGTAACATCGCCTTCCCAATCTGGGACTGTTACTACACCAAAACGATTAATTAAAGCATTTAAATAATCACTGTGTTGATTTACCACATTAATAATTTGCTGAATTCCAGCCAAATCCATTATTGAGGCATCTGATATTTTTATATAAGACACGTTATCTCCTTTATCTATAATTATATCATTTGAGGCATTAGTAATTGACCCCTGAATTTATCATATTTAGAGTTAGGCTAGTAGATAACCCAGCATCAAAATTATGAGAAATAGAGTGAACAATATATTTTTGTTGATTTAATCCAGGAAGGGTGTACGACAGTGTCACAACATCTCCCACCTGAATTAATGGATTTCCAAATATCTGTAAAGATACATCTTTTGAAAAATTATCTAGTCCTTTTGATATTGTATTTATCAGTTTATTAGCAGAGTCTTTTGATTGTACCCAGTTTGAGTCTATTTGAACAGTTTCTGATAAATTTGAAGGGTCTATAATTTTTTCAATAATTTCTTGATCGGATGGGGCAATTAGTTCATTTGTATAAAGATTTAATACAACTGTAGTCGGTAAAAGCTCCGTAGCATCTTTCTTTAAAAATACCATGTGTGACGAATTGTTTGCAATTGCAAATTTTGCCCTAAACCCAGTATTTAAAATTGTAGAGTAAGACAGAGAGTACTCATCTACTTCTTTTGTTTGCATATATTTTTGATCAACAACTTCTGGTCCTGGAAAATACTTTAATAAATATTCTACTGGCAACACATCAACAGATACTGCTGCTGGAGTTGTATATTGAATATCATATGTATTAATTCCAATAACTTCTGGCTTAGTTTGCATTATATATGATTTAGAGTTATTAAAAATATTTTGATTCTGAATTAATCCATTAAGAAATTCTCTATCTTGGAAATAATAGTTTACGCTTCTTTCTGTCAATGGCTTATACGTTGCATGTAATTCTCTTACAGCCCCCGCAATAGTACCAGTTTGTGTAGGGTATGTTATTCCAGAAATAGCTACTGGATCTGTTGAAATAAAAGATCCAAAAATTGAACCTACGCTAATATTATTTGTAAAACTTGGTTTTTTGGGCATTCCAGTTTTAGTGTTTTGATCCATTGGCACCCAAGTTGTGCCATCATATTTTCTCCATCCATTAATTTCAACATTGTTCAAAAATACATATAAAAGATTAGTTATTGATCCATTTTCTCCGTCATCTCCAGTAGACTTTCTAGTAACTACCTTTAAATTAAATGATGCATATCTATTGTCAGTAGTTTCTGTATATGTTTTTTCTTCTCCAGATCCTTGTGGAACTAAAACCTTTTCAAAATTACTAATAATAGATTTTACTGCAGAGGTTGCATCAGAATAGGCAATAATGTTTTCTTCTCCGCCAACAACTCTATAAAATACTATTGCATATCTATATATCTCTGGGTTATTCCATGTAATGCCATCTGCTTTGAGTGTGTTATATCTAACTAGTTCAACAAAATATGCATTTTCTCCAGACACCTCTGAACTATCTAAATTAAAAAATACTCCTCCTGAACACTTTTCAAGACCATCTTTGAAATTAAATTTAGCTGAATATGTTTTATAATAATCTGTTCCAGAACTTGTAACAACTGAACTTCTTTCTGTTGCTGGATATAATAAAACCTTGCCTGTCGATGGTGTTGTTATTGTAAACTCATTATTAGTTGCTGAAGTATAAGTTCCAGGTCCAGAAATTAAATATGAAGAAGATAAATTTTTACAATCTATATCTTTAGTGGCAGCATTACCTGATGTTAAAACTGTATGTTCTTTTACCTTTGTGCCAAACATTCCTCGTTGAACATTTGATATTTTACCAGTAGGGGTGATTACAGTGTTATATTCTGATTTAATACTTCCATCACTTATCATTAATCCAACTTTATATTTTTTATTAAATCTATCAATTTCAGCAGCCAATTCTATATCGCTTTTTACTCTAACAAGAACATCATGATTTGATTGGTCCTCTATTAAATATTCTTTATATAAAAATGAAACAATTTCATTTTCAATAACAGCGTATCCATTAGAGTTTAAATTATATGTATGAAAAATATCATATAGACTGTTTGTATCTAGTTCAAAATAGTTTTGTGTTTCATTCATATTTGCACTAAGATAGTTCATTCCAACAGAATCACTATTTTGTTGCGACCAAACTACATCGCTAGCAGTTGTATATATAAATGATGGAGAGCTTCCTTCTAAAAGAAAGTTCTGTACAGCTAAAGTTTGTTTAATTTTAGGAGATTGATATCTTAAAGAGATCTTTCCTGGCTTTGCTTTACTTGTTACTGAATATCCATTTTCAATAATATTATTATCTGATATTGTTATATTTGAATTAGTTTTATTCAAAATTATTGGAAGACTTAAAAACTTCATTACTCCATATTCATCAATATAGGCACCAATTTGATATGGCAAAAATATTTGATCAAGTGCATCAACTAGCGTTGTATCTTGTGAATTAACATAAAAATATGCTAAATCAACTGGAATATTTTTATCATTACAAACTTCATATAACGAATTGTAGTCATAATCAGTAAAGCCAGAAAGATCTAGCATATTAGAAATTACATCTGCAACTGTTCTTAAACTACAGACATAGTCAGAAACTTGTGTAGACTGTAGATATCTACCAATATCAAATGCCTGAATAGTAACTTCATTAATATCTGATTCTTCCCATGTATCAGAATAAAATACTCCACCAGGAATTAAAGTCTCTGGTATAACAAATATTTTTTTAGTATCATCAAAATAATTTTCTAAATAAAAATTTGTATATAGTTTAATATTTTTACTAAGTTTTCCTCTTAAAATACTTGAAGTTTTATTGCTTTGATTAGAAAAAATTGGAATAATATTTTCTATATTACCTAGAGGAAATCCTGACAAAGTTATTGTTGCATCATCCGCATTTAAAGATGATATTGGCATATATGTATTTTTGCTATCTAAAGATTTGTTAATAGAAAAAGCTGTAACATAATTAGTAAGGTCTATTTCTAGTCTTGGGGATATTTCAATAACTTGCATTCTTTGAATGTCAGTTAAAAATGATGAAGATGAGTATGATGCAAATAGTGATCTAGTATTTTTAGATATTTGTGTTACTCTAATTTTTGACAATGTTGTATATTTAGTAATATTTCCAGAAGAATTAAATGATGGCATTTCAGTCCATCTTGTTCTTGTCCATCCAGATCCATTCCAATATAATGTTAGTACTCCAGCATCTTCTACTACCCCGCCATTTTCTTTTGCAACATTAAGTGCTAAATTAATAGAAGTTGATCCATCTACAGAAATAATAGTATCATCAATATATATATTAATAACTGGAGTTGACATTAATGTATTAAATTTTAATACTAATTTATTTGTCATAATGCCATCTTTATCATATAGTCCAGTAATAGATCTATCTGATGCATCTGAAATAAAATACTTATACTTGTTCATATCACTTAATAAATTATTTTTATAAAATGGTACTGGTGCTGCAATATTAATTGATTCTGGATTTTGTATGAGTGAAGTTACTGGCATATATGTATCATTTGTATACCCTGCTATTAAATCTGTAGTAACCTTTCTAAAATTTGATGGGAATGAAAACTTAGAACTTCCAGTATTAACATACGATTCTCCAGGTCTAAAGTTAGTAAATGCCGAATCTGATGGCCAAACAGAATTATATTGATAATCAAAATAACTTACTTTATATATTTCTGGAACTGTAAAATACACATCTGGTAATTCATCTTCTGTACTAAATCTATTTAAAACAATATCATATGTAAAAAAAGATATGATATCTGATTCAGATGATCCTCCAATATATGTTTCTACCTTTTGCCAGCCAAATGAATTAATCTCTATTGAAGATGAGCCAAATTGACTATCAGAACCTTTTGCAGATATATTTGCCATAATTGGGGTATTAGTGTCTGTTTTAATATAAAAAATTATTTTATATGATCCACTAGATGTTGTTGGTATTATAGAATAAGATATTTTATCTTGATCATCTATCATAGTAAATTTTTTAGTAGTAAATCCAGATTTTGCATCTGATCCAGTAACAGATGTAAGAGTCGTTGATGTACTAACATTAGATTCTTTAATACCATTGCCAGCTACCGTGGCATAAACTGGATTAAATATATTTTGGTTCCACTCAGCAAATACTGAAGGTGTTATTTTAATAGATTTAGAATTAGAAAAAATATTAGTTTCAACATTTGATAGCATTAGATCTCCGTAAACTCTATGCTCATATCTACAAAATCTTTTTCTGTATTTCTTTTTCTAATAGTTTTTGAAAAATCACTTATAAAAACTTGATATATTTTTGAAGCAGTTGAGGCAGATGCATATGTAGAATCATTAGGAATCTGTCCTAGTGATGGATCTGTATGCTTAGAAGCAATTAGTTTAATATAAATTGGATTACCAACATTAGCATTATAAAATGCAGATAGCCAAGACGCTCCATAATTACCATCAACTATTGGTGATTTAGTTGTTGATGTTGTAGGCAAAAAATCCCATGATGTAGAAATAATATCTTTTTTACTAATAACAAATTTTCTTAATGTGCCATTAGCCATTCTAGCTTCTTTTTCTAAAAGAATAGGTGTAATTGAAATTTCTTTGCGATTATGATCTGTTAATTTATACCATGTTGTTGAAAATGTTATAGTTCCAGATATTTGGCCAACTGCTGCTGGTGAAAAATTTATCGTTGTACCAGAAACACTTGTAACTTTTGTGTTTGCTGCAAAACCAGTTCCAGTTATTGTTTGACCATATACAATGCTGCTATTTGCAACAGCAATTACTACAGATGTTGAACCAAGTGATCCGCCAGAAGAATATGCTGCTGTCGTTGGACTATTATTTAGTGCTACTGCTATTCCAGAGTCTAGTTGATATGCCATTATTTCTTCACCACATTACTTTTATTATTTTTATTTTCTAGCAACTTAATCTTAGCAATAACCTTATCAGCTATTTCATTTGGATTGTTGCCACTAATATTCATAGTTATAGTATACATGGATCCACCAATAGTTGTTGTAGATCCAGAGAATCCTAGTGCTCCAGAGTTAAATCCTACTGTAGGTGTTTTAGGCAGTGGTGATAAACTCTGGTAATTTCCAGATCTCATATTTGATAAAAATGTTTGATCTGCTGATGTAATTTTTTTATTTTTTTCAATAATTGCTTTTCTTTCTTCAGCAAGATTTATTAGTCTATCAAGTTGAACAACTTTGCTTTCACGAGTAAATTTTGCACCTTCAAACATAGATTGCTGTTGTAGCATAGCAGCTTCCATAAAATTACCAGATATTTTTGCCTTGGATGCTTGAGTAATAAGATCCATCTGCCTCATCTGATATTGTGCTTGACGATCCATTTCATCATTAACATCTTTTAGAGCATCACGCTTTTTACGAAGAGCTTCAATTTCTTTATCATACGCATCTGTTAATTTGCCAGCTGCAGTGGCAGCACTTGTTGTTGTTTTAGTAGTTTTATCTGTATTTAGATTATTTTTTTGAAGAACCTTTGCTGCATCTGTTTCTGCTTTTCTAGCTGCTGCTAAATCTTTTACAAGTGAATCTCTTTGTGCAAGTAGTCCTGCTCGTGCTCGTGCAGGTATTTTAGGATTTGCTAGTTGTTTATAAACATCATTAAGCGCAGTTGTAAGTTCAGCAACAGATAATGTTGCTTTTGCTCCTTCGCTAAGATTAGACTCTGCAATTATTTGAAGAGCAACCCTAGCAGTTTTACCATCAATCTTAGTAAGTATATCTGGAATCATTGCAAGATCAAGTATTGTTAAACTACCTTTTGCGTATGCCATATAAATATCAATTTGTGCTGCTGAGTCTAACTTAGATAAAGATTCAGTTATTTTCTTAAATAGTTCTGGATTAGATTTTTTAAGTGCTCCTAGTGCCTGATTTCCTAAATCTTTAAGTGCTGCTGCAGCAAGTTCTCCGCTACTGTCTAATTTATTTAATTCGGCAATTAAAGTTTTTCCAGAAGATTCTAATGATTCAAAATTTGACATAGATACTGTAAATTGTGCATTATATTCTTCTTGAGAAATAACACCATCAGCATATTGTGCATTTAATAATGCTAAAGCTTCATTTTGTTGAGTAAATGCTGTTGATAAAACAACACTTGCAGTTTGTATTTTAGTTTGAATATTATTAAATTCATTAAGTTGATCTTGGTATCTCTTTCCAAATGTTCCAGTAAGTATATCTATGCCATAAGCTTTTGTACTTCCTACAACTCCACCTTGTTCAGATGCTTTATTTCTAGCAGCTTGATATCCAGCAGTTCTCTTTAGTCCAGCATAATCTGTTCCTAGATTTAATGGACCAAACTTAGGTATTGATATTTTACCAACTTCTGATATTGCTGTTCCAACAGCCTGAACATTTTTATTTGATTGAGTCTTTAAAAATTCTAATCTTGCTTTAATTGTTAATGGTTCTTTTGTAATATCTTTTCCATCTGGAGAAAGAATTTGCTGCACAGCCATTTTTAGTTTAACTTGATCTGCGCCAATTAAATCTGCTGCTGCCTTAATATTTGCAGCAATATCTGCTGGCCCAAGACCAAAGATTGCAGCTCTTTGTGCAACATCAACTGCTGCTGCCTGCATACCAGCCTGTGGCCCCTTCATTGCAGCAGTATTTATTACTTGTGTAGCTCTATTTCCCTTTTGATTATAGAATTCAGCAAATCTCTTAACTGCTTCTCCACTAGCAGAAATTAATTGTCTATTATTTCTACTAAACTCTCTTGCACTTGGTAATGCTCTTCCAGTAAATTGTGCAAAATCTTCTAAAGACTTTACGCTTCCATATCTTGCTTCTGCTTCCATTTTTGCAGAATCTGCTATTTCTTCTGCTGCTTTTTTAGCACTCTTATTTAATTGATATACTGCTGCAGCTGTTGCTACTAGTATTGTTGGTAAAACACCAATTATATTTTTTAACATACCTACCGCTTGTAATGCAAATACTGCTGGCATTATTGCTTGTGCAAGTTGACCAAATTTTCCTGGCAACATTGATAAAGAAAATAGTAATGCTGATATACCAAAATTACCGCCTGCTCTACCTATTGCACCACGTACTTTTCCAAATCTTTTTTGTGTTTCTTCTTTTGGTTCTGGCATTCCTGGCATACCCAAAAATACTGGTCCACCCTTACTACCACCATTATTAGCCATTGCACCAATTTGTGGAGCAGTTACCCTAGTAGCTCTTGCAAGTTCCTCTTGTGTAAATGGTTTATTTGTATTTGGATTTATAAGAGTAGTAGCTGCTGCAGAAAGCTTGCTTGCTGCCAATGAAGTTTCTTCAACTTGATCAATCATTCCTAATTGAAGCCCACGAGCAATATCTTGACCAATAATAAAAGTTTTCTTTGATGGTGAATTTGTTCCTGCTGCATTTGCCATTGCAAGTACAGATTGATTTGCTACAAGAGCAGCTTGTGCTGCTGCTTGAGTAGCTAAATCTCTTCCACTTGTATAATTTCCTGGTAAATTAATATTACTTGCTGGTCTAGCTTGTGGCAATCCAGATTTTGTGAGAGTAGATTTTGGTCTTGCTACTTCTACTTTTCCAAACTTAGCGGTTCCAGTTTTTTCATCTATAGTAAACATACCACTAGCAAGACCTTGTCTATACTGAGACTGTGATGGTTGTATTCTTATTTGTCCAACTTGATTGCCAACTTTTTCTAAAGCTAAAGCAACCTGTCTACTTTCTGAATCCATTAATTTAAATTCTTCAATAACACTCTTAGTTGCTTCTGCAAATAGTGTATCTGTTACTTTTTGTTTTTCTGTTCCTTTTGCAAGAGCTACCGCTCTTTCTCCAATAGCAACTTCAAGTTTTCGAGTTGCAGCTAGTATTCTAGGATTAGAAATATCTGCTCCACCACGCATTGCTGATGCAGCAAACTTATCTTTAAGTGATCCATATTCAGACTCAAATCTAGGTATACTAACTCCACCACTAATTTTTCCAGACTTCAGGGTTATTTCTTTTATTGCTTGATTTAAAGATGTAGGAAGTTCTGCAGTAAGATTTGATACAACACGAATTATTCCTGGGAATTGTTTATTTAGTTCTCTTAACTCTGGTATTAGTGTAAATATAGATTCAAATTCAGGTGATCCTTGAGCAAATGGCATGGTAGCATGAGCTCTTTCAATATTAAGTGATAATCCTTTTCTATATCCAGGAATAGTATCAGAAATCATTCCATTAATTAATCCACCATATTTTTGTGCCATTTTAGCTGGAATAATTGCTTCTCCTGGAGAAACCATAGCTGGAACAATATCTCCAGCACCTTTTGGTCCAGGAACACTTACAACTCCTTCAGCAAACTTCTTTGGTCTAAATCCTGGAACCATCATTCCTGGCATTCTTGTAGCAGCAGTATTTTGAGCATTAATCATTCTTTGATACTCAGTTACTAACTGTCTTACAGCTCCTGCTTCTCCAGTAAATGCCTGTTCAAGCCTCATATGGGACTGTTCAAGAGATGCTGCTGCTGCAACTGCATTCTGTTGTTCAACAGTTAAATAATTAGTCTGTTCACCAAGTATTTTAGATTGTCCTGTAAGTCTTAAGAATCCAGTTCTTAATAACATTAATCCTTTAATACCATTTGCAACAAAGTTTGCCATCAAACCTATTGTCATAAGTAATACTGGTGCTAATCCACCTAAGTATAAAACAATCTTAGTAATTACCTTTTTTGTTCCATCAGATAAACCATTAAACCAATCTAAAAATGTATTAAGCTTATCTAATAATGGAGTTAATACTTCTAAGAATGCTTGGCCTACTGGAACTAATGAGAATCTTAAATCTTCAACAGCCTTACGGAACTTATTCATTGATGAGTTAGCTGTTATTCCTAATTCTTTTTCTGCTAAAGATGCAAGATCTTCTACAGATGCCCCAGCTAAATCAAGGACTCTTGATGCCTGATTACCATCTTTAATAACATTATCAAACAAAGCAGAAAGACGAGCCTGTTGGAATTTTCCAAATAATTGCTCAATTGCTCTTTGTCTTTGTAGTCCAGAAAGATTATCAAGTGCTTGTGCAAACTCAATAACTGTTGCTTTTAAATTTCCAACATTTTTTTCAACAATTTGATCAATGTTGATGCCCATATCCATCAACATGCCTTTTGCTTTATTTGATGGATTAATAAGTGATGCAAGACCAGACTTTAATGCGTTAGCACCTTCAGCTGCATTAATTCCGCCTTCTTTCATTGCTGCCATAAAGAATGCTAAATCTTTTACATCTCCACCAAGTTCTTGAACAATAGGTGCTGCTTTTGGAATTGCGGTTGTAATATCATCAAGTGATACAACAGTTTGGTTTTCAACAGCATTGAGGAAGTTAATAGTATCAGCTAAATCATTTGCTTGAATTTTAAATGCATTTGTTAAAGAAATTGTTGTTTCAAGTGCTTTTTGTTGATCAATTTGACCAAGTACTTGCAACCTTGTTGCCTGTGATACTTGTGCCTGTAAATCTTGTCCTTGAAAACCTGCTGCTGCAGCATCTGCTGCCAAACTAACTGTATCTGCTACGGCAATACCATATTTAGTAAACTCTTTACCAAGTCCTTGTATTGATTCTAAAGCAAACTGAGTTTGTTCTGTTGGTGTAAATAAATCTCCATAGACTTTTCTAAACTTGATTGCAGCAGTTTCCATATCCATAAATGTTTTTGTTGCAACACTTCCAAGTCCAACTAATGGAATAGTAAAACCAACCATAAGCTGTCTTCCAGCCCACTGTGTATTCTTACCAAAATTTAAAAGATTAGTTGACCCTTGTTTAATTAATTGATTAAATATTGCTTGTTTTTGTGCTGCTAATTGCGTTTGTGTTGCAAGATTATTCATATCAAGATTAGTAGGCATAACAGCGATTGCTCGCATTGCACCGCTTGCATCACGGCCCATCTTAATATATTGTGTTTGTAATCTTTTTACATTTTCTACTGCAACTTTATTTACTGTGTCTAATTCTGATTTAAAAAATCTACCAAATGTTCTTGTTGATGCAGCAGAGTAGCGGAAATATTCCCGCATTGAAAATTTATTTTTTTCTAAAGAATCTGTAAAGTTTTCTGCAGTAGTTCTAACAGTACGTAATTCTGCAGAGAAACCCTTGATAGCATTTACGCCATTAAGGAAATTTCTCTGCAGATCACGCTGAGCTAATGAAGCTGCTTCACTACTTTTTGCTACAGATGAATGAAATCTTGCTATCTCTCTTTGTAGAGACTTAAGTTGTCCTAATGCACCAGACGTATCAATACTTACGCCAATTTCGGCATTGACATCAGACAATTATTTCACCTCATCTTAATTTGTATTATTCTACAGAGCTAAGAACGTCTGGCATTTGGTTCAGGGTAACTCCTGAAGCAGCCTCGACAATCTTATACACAGTAGGAAGATCAAGTAGTTCTTCTAGTTTAGATAGGTCATCTGCAATTTCAGGTTTATACTGTTTCATTGCTATTTGAGCACACTCTACCAAAAGTGTCATAGACTTTTCGTTATCTTCCGCCACTGCTGCAACTCCTTCAAACTTCTTCAAAAAAGGACGAAGAAGAGAGATTTTTAGAGGACGCACTTTAATTTCTGTTCCATCAATTAGAGTAAGCGTTTTTTCCTCATGAATTGTTGTTGCCATTGTTTCCCTCCAATATAGGTTGTAATAATTATATCATAGCTAGGCTATCTTAAATCTTCATAATCAAGACCCATGCCTATGCCAAATCCAGCCTTTTTTGCATTTTGTCCCTGTAAAGATAATACATCGTTGCTATCTGTAACCTTACCTTTACTAAATACCCTTGCTTTTAAATCTTCCCATTCTTTTTGGCCACGATCTGAATTAGCATCTAAATCTACACCTTGGATTGCTGCAACAAACTTTTTTTCTTCATAATCTAGCTCTCGTCTACTTGATAATATTTCCATCAATTCTGGCATAGAAATAGAAGATTCTAATTCATCATAATTTTTCCAAATACCCAAAATAAAAACTTCTGATTCTAATTTTAATAAATCTATATCTTCCCAGGAAGTACCTGATTTGCTTTTTTCTGCTTGTTCTTTTACTGTTTCTACAGAATTATCATTAATTTTTATACCGCCAGATATTTCCAATATCTCATTAATTGTTGGCATATCTATATTTTCTTCAAGGTCTGAGATAGAGTTTGATATTTTTGGATAATGTTGTTTCATGGCTATTCTGGCACATTCAAGCAAAATTAAAATAGATTCATCATCATCTTTTGCATTATTGATTAAAGAAAAAACATCCATAAACTGCCTTAAATATTTTATTTTTAATGGAGAAACTTCAACTTCTGTTCCATCAAATAAATAAATATTTTTAGTTTGATATATTTTAGTAGCCATTATTATCCCTAATATATTCTATCATAAAGCAACAAAGCCCACCTATAAATAGATGGGCCTGTTGTTATTTAGTTTTTTTATTACGCTGGAGTCCAGGTACGATCAACGATCTTGCCGTATGAGCCAGAAGTATCTTCTGGAAGCAAACGGAATGTTACTTCGAACATAGATGGAGCGTCACGCTTAGCGGAAACAGTTACGTTGTCAATTGACAATGCACGGTATGCCGTATAAACACGTTCAACAGTTGTTGAATCTACGCAATCACCAGTTCCTGGGCCAATAGCAACGATTCCTCGCTCTACTGGACATTCTCCGATGTCGCCAGCTGAAAGATCAAGAACTAATCCATTGGATGTTGCCTTGTCTCCACTTAGCTTATCGGACTTGTATGCAACAGCAATTAGAAGATTTTCTAACGTTGCTTCTGCAAAAGCAGTTACAAGACTTACTTGCATTCCCTGCTTGTATAGTTTAGCAGCATCGAGAACTTGGTCAACAGCTACTTCACCAAAATCTGGTTGAAACTGTAACTCAAGACCATTCATCGTATAACCAACGTTTGTATAGTCTGCTTCAGTAGAAAGTGTTTCTTTAAAAGATTCAGCTCCATCAAACGCCTCCAGTGTACCTGGAGTTAGGGTTGTGTCTGCAACGTAAAGAGCAGCTGCACCAACGATAATGTTAGTAGATGTACCACGAGTATATGCCATATTTTCACCTCTTCCTTAAATGATATGAAGTTGTTAGGCGATGTTTCCTCAAGATAAGTATAACATCATTTTTATGTGTAGAGTGGGTCGCCAGGAAGCTTCTTGGTGTGATAGTCATACTCAATAATGAGTTTATTGGTATATACCGTTCTTGCTGAGGCAAGTTCAAGCAAATCTCTGGTTTCATCTGCCTGATAAACTTTAACATTATGGAAAAAAACGTTTGGTTGTATTTTTATTCCAGAATCATCAAAAATATCATTTTTAGAAGACCATAAATTTACATCCTGTGCTGACGCATCTTCTCTATCTAAAGCCTCACTAATAATTCTATGTGCATCTAAAACTTTTGATAGATTAGTTGAATACATATATAACATTAACTGTTCTCTTTTATGAGCATATAAAGAGTTTGGTCTAAAACGAAGAAGTCTTTCATATTGAATCAATAATGGATCTTGAACACCTGGAGCACCAATATAGTTACTAAATACGTCTTCAATATTAGTTGGAGATGTAGGGAAAATTGGAGCCATCTGTTCAAAACCAGATAATATTCCAAATTTTTGTAATTCAGAAATAACATATCCTTTTATAAAATATGGTGGATATCCAGTATAGTCATTAATATTAAGGGCCATAGTACTATTCTACACCAATCCTTGCATTTGCAATCCATTTAAATCCTACACTTCTTCCTTTTATTTTCCCCAACTTAGCACCAGCAGGAAGCTCTTTTTTATACAAAGTTGGATTATTAAAATAATCAAATAAACCAGAAGCTTTTAAAAATGATTGTTTAAAATAGACTAACATAAACTCATCAATAACTTTGGAAAATGATCCCTTTGTATTTTCCCCTCCAGGATTAATAACTGTTACTGGAGATTTTGTAAAAATCTGTTCTCCATCAACTTCAAATGATAAAGCTTTTGCTTTTTTAGGTTTTATTGTAACTGGCATACCGCTTTCCATTATTTTTGCCTTATTATAAAATGGCTCGTTTGATGTTGATGACATTGTTTTTGATTGTTTAAAAGTTCCATTAATAGATAATCCTACATTGCTAACTGTATAGTCTAAATCAAAAAGTCTGGCTGAAGGACTTCCAACTCTGTACCATTCATAGACATGATGTAATGATGATTCATTTAATCTTGCACTAGCATCAACATATTGATTAAGAGCATGAATTACACCATTACCTAAATTACTTAAAAATATTTTTTTACCATAATTAATACCATCTATAAACCCTAATGAATAATTTACTACATTATTCATTGTTTTTTCAAATGATACAGTATTTAAAGATACTCTCATTAGTCACCAGCTGTTTGATTTTCTGCTCTTCGTAATACAAGAGTGTAATATTCTACTGAATTAAATGCTCCAACAAATGGGTTAATTGTTGCTAATTCATAAATAGTACCTTTACCAGATCTTGGCCCAGATGATTCTTTATAAATCAATTCTCCATTTACAGTTCTAATATTAGTCATTATAATTCCAGTTATAGGATTAGGTGATTTATGAGATGAATATCTAATATCTTCCCTGACTCTACCTAATAGTTTATTTTCTAACATAATATAAGCATTAGGTTTTGAATCTTCTACGCTTTTTCTTTCTGTGCTTGAAACAAAACATGCAACACTTCTATCAAAAACCCAGTCTTTTTGAGGCTGACCATAAGAATTTTGTTTAAGAATTGGATAGTATATATCTGCTAATAGTGGAAAGGTTGCATCGGTTTTTTCGCATAACATTAAATCATACCTATCTTTGTAATATCTTTAATGTAATTACTTAAAATTTTATCTACGATCATGTTTCCAGTTCCATTGAAAACAGACTTATCAAACTCAATTTTAAATTGTTCAGTATCATACGATGAAATATATCTTGAATAATAGTCAAGTTTATTACATTTTAAATCCTCAATTAACAATTTTGTTGCATACTCAATATTTGGTGGAACAGCCTTATATCCAATATCTAATACAAAAATAAAATCATCGTACTTGGGAAATGCAACACCACCATAACCAACATATCCTAAATCACCAGTAGCTATTGGAAGATTTAGTGGTTCTGATTGTGATCTATTGTATTCTTCATTTTCAATACGAATAATTGAAGAGTTGTCAAGTGTAACTGTATAAGTAGATTCATTTTGTGATGGATCTTCTGCATCTATATCATAAACTAATCTATTATTTCTATAAACTTTTAATACTCTATTTAAATCTTCCCATACTGGAAAATAATCTGATCCCGATCCATTTGCTTCAACAATATGTTTATTATTATAAAATCCATCTATAACAACTGAGTCTATTATTCCTCTTGCAACAAGTTCAAGCATTTTATATTCTTGTATTTCTGAAGCTGTTGTACCTAAAGTTCTATAGTCAATATATGGTCTTAATACGTCTAGATTACTATCTAAAACAATTGATCCAGACTGTGTTAATATTCTAAAAAGAAATGTTCTATCAAACTGTGCTTTTGACTGTGGAATAGAATATGTTATTTGTGAATTAGAGTCTGATGTTACAGTAATATTTTCTACAGAGTGATCAATCAAATCTTCTATATAAAGATTATATGTTGTGCTTGGAGATGGAACATCCCACTTTGTTTCTATTGGATACGGTGGTAGTCTTAATACTTCCATAATTATTTACCGTAATGACTGGCTACTTCTTCAGGAGTTGCTTCACGCACTGCCTTATGAGTTAACCACTTTTCGGATGCCTCCTTTGTCACAATATTATACCCAGTTTCTATAGATCCTAGGCCATTCCAATATAAATTTTTAACAGAATAAATTGCTACTTTTTCTTTTGTTTTATCTTCTTTAACAAACCCTTCAGGCTTGCCTTCTTCTGGAAAAAATGATACTAAAACTTCTAAAATATCTCTTTTGGTTTTTGTTCCATATAAATCAATACTATTTTCTTTAGCGTAGGCACGAAGCTCTGCAATTGTTTTGTTGCCAAAATCTTCAATAAATGACATATGTCCTCCTAAGACATTATATCAGAACCTACTTAAGGTATGTTTGTATTTCTTTTTCTGTTGCTACTCTAACACTGTTTTTTGTTAGCCATTTTTCTGCATCAGATGCTGAAACTTTGTTATATCCTTTTTTAAGTGATCCTAAACCATTAATATTTAAATCTTTTAATGCATATAAAACTACTATATTTGTTTTTGTAGGAGTTGGTGTCTTTATTGGTTCTGGTTTTACTTCTTCAATAATTGCAGCTTCAATTTTTTCTTCTTCAATTTTTGGAGCTTCTTCTATGATAGCTGGTTGATCTACAGGAATAACTTCTTCTACTGGCTCAACAACTGGTGCCATTTCATTATTTTCAGACATTAAATCCTCCTAATAATATTTACTGTCATACTTATTATATCAGAATATACAAAGGGGGCAGTTTTATCTGCCCCCTTGTATTTAACCTAAAAGGTTATTTGAGATTAGTCATCTGATGCAGCATCTGCATAAGCAACTGCATCGAGTTCTTCCCATTGTACACCGAAGCGGATAAATACTGTATATTCGATTGTATCCTTCTTTGGCTTGTATTCACGGTTTACAGTGATGTCTCTCTGGAAGCCCCATACACGGTTCTGTGGGAATGTCAAATCGACATATCCTTCAGGGTAGTAAGGAACTTCTTGAACTTCAACACCAAGAACACGAGTTGTACGTGCTCCACCGAATGTTTGTGCAGCGCCATCAAGATATGCTTGACGGTTTGCAGGAGTACCAGCAGCACGAGGAGCAAATGCTTCAGCAATAGCGTCAGCAAGTGTTCCGTTATTCTTTACGATACCCTGGAATGCATCTGTACCAGCATAGAACTTTAGATTGTTCTTAAGTGCACGGTACTTACGTGGCATAGCAAGGATAATGCTTTGCATTACCTCAGTTGTCCAAGCATCATCAGAAACAGTTACGATTGCTTCGTGAGCGCCTGAACCTGATGCTATTGCCTTTGGAACAAAACCTTCCATGATTGAAAGGAAATCGCCAGTTGCACCGTCACCATTAATGGCTAGGTCTTCGATATCATTAGCGAATGCATTGGTCATCAAGCGAACTAGATGATCTTCAAGTGCACCACCTTCAATGTTATCTTCAAGAGCTTCAGTTGAAACTTCCCAGTCAAGACGAATCTTCTTGGTTGTTAATTCAACTTTGCTAAATGTTGCACCAGCATTTGTGTAGTTGTTGCTACCTTGTGCAGCAGCACGAATTACACGTTCACCAACGTTAACTTTTTCAAGTTCCATGGTGTTTGCTCGCATTGTAACTTTACGACCATCCTTGGCGAGAACTGTTGCATCCCACACATAGTCGATGAAGCGGCGAGCCTGTTCTGGTAGAAGAATTCCGCCTAGTGTTCCGACAGGATTAACTGCGTTTGGTCCTGATGTTACACCAGCAAGTGCTGTTGGTGTATTTCCTAGAACAGTAGATGCTGGATCTGATACTCCACCAATTCCACCTGATGCAAATGCACCTTGGGAATTGATTTCGTTACCTGCACCACCTGATCCTGGGTAGTTCTTCTCGAGAACTTCGTTATTTAGGTTTTCCGACATTGTTTCACCTCCGTAGTGATTAATTAAATAGGTCGGCTGTTTTGAGGAAACGTCCGCCCCATAGGGATTTTTGAACCTGTTGTACAGGCTCCTGCACGATCTCGCCTAGATCGCCAGA